ATTAGTTATTGTTTAACGCGCTATGGTGATACATCATGGGTAAGATATTGGAATCACGGAAGAGCAACCGGAACTTGGAAGTTTTATTACGACAACAGAAAACCGTCTCGTGTTGAGCATCATGATGCTGCTGGAAATTGGCATGGGGAATTGATCGAATGGTATGAGAATGGTCAAGTTAAATCAATAACTACATTCAAAAATGGAATCAAGAACGGAAAGAACATCGATTATTATGAAAATGGGCATATCGCGAGCGAGCGCATATATGTCAATGATGAGAAGAAGGGTAGAGAAGCCTGGTATTATGAGAACGGGAAGCTTCAAAGTGAGAAGATGAATTAAGATGCGCTTCGGACAAACAACCCTGTTCAATGATTTCGGCGACTCCGCGTCGGGTCTTTCTTCTCAACAGAATGAACCCGAGGGCCACGGTGACCGTACGCGAAACTTCAAGATGCCGGAGCGCAACAACCTACTTGCACATCGCTTTTATTTTTACGACATGATCAAGTTCTATAAGTCGGAGAAGTGTCTCGAGGAGTTGTCTCGCGAATTCTTCCTGAGCGAGGACCGCACGATAGACCTTATCAGGGAGATGAGCGATCTCATCAATGAGCTTCGCCAGCGCCGGCCGTCGACAAGGGAACTTCAGGGAAAATTTCCCTGGATAAACTGGAGCATTTAAACGAATTACTAAACGCCTGAAAGCTGGCGGGGGGCCGATCGAATGATCGGCCTTTTTTATTCGGTTTCTCCTGTTACTTTAAGTGGTGGCCTCGTAACCTTCTTTATCACCGGCTTGGTTGAATTATCCTCGAACTCGAGACGATACCGGAGCTTGCGGACCCTGATCCCGACAAGCTTGTTAAGGGTGGCAATCCCTGTCCTTGTCAGATAGCCTGACTCGTCATTTGGACTCCATCCCTGAAGGCTCATATGGATCTTCTGCTCATGCTCGTAATATTTGAGCGCCTCGGCCCTGTATTCTGGTCCTGCGCTCTCGGAGCTCGGGACATATTGAGCGAAGGCAAGCGTTATGATCACATCGCCCTCCCCTTTCTGGCAATTATCGGTGTGGTTCTCGAACACCCAGTTCTCGAAATCCACAAGCACGCAGGGGAATGCTACGGAAGGCCGCGAGCTCGCCCCCTCTATCTGGCCAAGATCCTGATCGATATGCTTTATCTCAGGAACGGTTGCCTCGATGCGCTCCATCAGCGAAAGGAAGATCTTTGAAAAGGGGCTTAATGTTTCTGTCATGGCTTATTCATTAGTCGTAAAACCTCGGAGGCGATGGTGGCTTTCACTATTCCATCGAGCGTAGGGCTTGGGCTGGCATCTGTGGGGGCAAATTGGCGCTTAGGGAGCTTCATGCGCCGAGAATAAGTCTTTACCCTTCCTGTTCCAATTCTCTTCAGTACGAGCCGCTCCTTGCCCTTCTTGGTGAATTTTCCCGACCCTACTTGCTTATATTGTCCCCGATCGTGCCCAGGCACCACCACTTCTCCATCGAAACCCTCATTATGCACGAATGCGTACTTGATCTCATTGAATATCCTGACCTGATCCTGGCTGACTGTCGACTCGAAGCCGCGCCGGAGCGCCCCACTCATGATCAGGATCGTGCCGTGGCGATCATTAGGCTTCCAGCTCTGTCCCTCCCATCCCTGATTCTGGAAGTTGTCATCCACAAACCTCAATGCTTTTGATTCGATGAGCTGCGGCAACGAGAGATGTTGCGCATCCTTCATGTCCTGCGCCATTTCGATAACCTTCTCTTTTAGCCGGTTGAAGTCCATCAGTGTGTCACATCAGGATTCTGAATCATTAAGTAGGTTGTAGGAGTTAATGCGACTATGCTGTATCCGGTAAAAAACGCTGAAAGAGCCCCAAGGGTAACAACTGTTGCAGATCCTCCAGGAGCAGCGGCGGCGGTCATGATCAGTCCTATCGCTATCTTCAGCGAATTAATGTCGTTCTCAAGTATGTTTAGTTTCGAGGCAACGCTTGCTGATTTTGGAATCCCATTGTTCGATCCTCCATTCATCACAATTCCTGCCGCTGTTATCTGAAACGTCTTTGATCCTATCTTCATAAAGACCTTGTCGATCTCTGAACAATTCACCAATATGAAGTCCGTGCCACCCTCAATCATCCCAACGATCACTGTGCTGCTGATAGAAGGGATAACCCAAAATCCTTTGTCATCGGTGCTCACGGACCTGATGCGAACATTAGGTATGAGAAGGCCATCACCAATGTCTATTTTCATTTTTAGTGTAGTCTCGTTCACCTCATTAACGATTCCCTGGAATAGCTCACATTGATCAGCCTTGCCATGCTGACGGATTGCTTGTTTGATGATCTCGAGCTGCCTGGAGGTGATCATAGATTGCTAAGTTTAAGGTCAAGTTCAGGAACGCGGCGAGCCCCGCCCATCCCGAAAGTAGTAGTGACACCTGCGCAGAAATAAACACCCGACCGTTCTTTAAAATGAGGACTCTTATATTCGATACGATAACCCGCTCGACAATAAGGAACAAGGAATGCATTAATGCTTCCCTCATAACCGTTATATGTTTCCTGAAGGAGCTTCGCCTTGGCCATTTCTTTAAGCCATTTCGGGGAGTCGGTGACGCTCACTGTGTCGCGGCGGACAATCCCGTCGCCCGTACCCTCAATAACCGGATCACGACTCAAAGCATCACCGCCCTTGAATTTAAACTCGATCTTTACAGCCACATCTTCGGCCCTATGGAATTTAAGCGCGTTGGCATCGATCGTATTCCATCCCTCGATGTATTTCACCGTCTTCTCGGCAATATCTATGTAAGTGAGTCCACCATATAACACGTCCTCAATGAAACAAAAGGTAATTGTCCCCTTCAGCAAATCCTTCAGATAATCGAGCACTTGAATACCAGATGCATTGTTGATCACGAGGTTTAGAAGCGGGATTGCCGGAGTCTTCGGGTGGATCTTTATCCCGGTACCATCTACCACCTTCTTTAATACGGTCACCAAATCAGTCTCGCCCCAGCTCGCTTTTATATTCTTCTTTTTGCGTAACAAATAGGAAAAGCCCTCGCATTCAATTTGCGCCGGAGTGGTCAGATTAGGCTGCGTAACAAATCCAACAAACTCCTTCCGCAATACACCATTATATCCGAGACTAACAATCACCTCATCTCCAACTTTGATCTGTCTGGCCGTTTGCACACTCTCAAATATTTGTGTCCCGAGATTCTTCATCAAGGCTGACGGAGGAAGTTTTATGACGCAGGTGTTCACATAATCCTTTACTGACTCATGGATAACCACGTCGTTCACACCGATGATGGGCTTAAGTTTCCCTATCTGTATAGAACTATTTAGAATAGCGTGCATTATGCAACCTCGAGGGTGAACGGCTCATCACTCTTCAATTCCATCGTAAAGCCGCGAACATGCTTTACGCCTGGATTGTCATTCAGGTAGGCGCTAAGGATAAGAACCTTGTCGTGCCCGCCGCGTTCTGGTGTGAGAAGGAAGATATCGGTTAACGGACATTTTATATCGAGCGTCTTATCGATCTCGATCAACGTCTTCCATTTTTCGAGATCCTCTTCCGGGAAGCGTCCATTCTGACCAACAAACAAGCCTTTAACACTGAATTGATAGTCCTGGTTCCTTATTTGCTCCTTCACCGAGCTGCGCCTCTCAGTAAGCTGTGTCTCCACGATCGTGCGGTCGAACTTGACACTAATCCAGGTATAAGGGAGGAACAAGCTATCCTGCCCAGATCCGAGGGTGAGAGGCATGAAGATCTCACGACCCACAAGATCCTTAGCATAGTATGGCCCGTATTTGGAGTCGGTATTTTTGTCGTTCAGCAGGTCCTTGGCATTTACTTTGAATGGTTCTTGCACCGGAGGACTGTAACCGAACACCTCGTTGAAGATCTGTTTAAGGTTAAACTCGTTCATCTATTTCGTATATTTGTATTGGCCGCCGGCCTCGTTTCGGACTTCCCAGAGGGAAGCGCCCCAACAGGTCCGGCGGTTTTTATTTTCGGTAAAGCAACTGCCCCCTCCTAACCTGGTTGCGCAACCCCTCATAATTTCCGGTATCCCCTATCCTTGCAGGATACATGGTCCATTTATTCGGCTGATCCACAGGATAACTGAACACCATTGGCTGCCCTTTGTAATACTTCACATACCGTTTGTAGACATAATGTTTGCCGTCCGGCTCCTTCTGCCGGGTGCTCCAAACCTCGTCCGGCTTCTCAAGTATTTCACCCGCATGGTTCATGTATTTCCACCGATCATCGGAAGCGCTCGTGATGTGTGAGGCACGGGATCCGAGATCCCAGGAGATCCCGTCCGCGCATTTGAACTGTTTTTTGCTTTCTTCCCATTTCAGCA